ATGGACCGAAAGTAATTAAAACCTTCGAGTAATATTCAAAATCAATTATATCAAATTAAATTAAATGCAAGAAATAAAGTTAGTTAAAAATCTGGCTTTTGGTGATGGTGCCAGAAGTCAGATATTAACTGGAGTAGAGAAACTTACTAATGCAGTAGGTTCTACTCTAGGAGCAAGTGGTAAATGTGTTATATTAGAAGATGCCAATGGTATGCCACAGATAACAAAAGATGGAGTAACAGTAGCTAATGCAGTTACATTACAAGACTCTTTAGAAAACATTGGAGCTACGTTAATAAAACAAGCAGCACAAAGAACAGTATCAGATGCAGGTGACGGTACTACGACTGCTACAGTACTAGCAAAAGCTATTTTAGATGAAGCTTATAAACATAGTGAATTAGATACTTCAAGAGAATTAAAAGAAGGTATTGACTCAGGTGTTAAGAAAGTATTAGCTTATTTAGAAAAAGCATCAAAGAAAGTAAAAGGTAAAAAGATTGACCAAGTCGCTACAATATCAGCCAATAACGACAAAGAGCTTGGGAAGGTTATAGGTGAAGCGTTTAGATTAGTAGACGAAACAGGTATTGTTATGATGGAAACAAACGAACAACCTGAAACAGTAGTTGAGTTAATAGAAGGCGTGCAATATGATCAGCCCTTGAAAAACAACCACTTTATTACCAACAAGGAAAAGGGCACGGCTGAACTTGAAAACCCGTTGGTTCTAATAGTAGAATCAGTAATACCCAACGTGCGGAAGATTCAGTCAGTTCTTGAACATGTTATAAAGACAGGTAAAAGTTTGCTTATAATAGCAGATGTTGACCCTCAAGTAGTTTCAGCACTTTCAATGAACAAAGTAAAAGGAAATATAAAGGTTAACATCATAGATGCACCAGTTTATGGTATTAGTAAAAAGGATACCCTAAGTGATTTATGCGCGGTTACTGGTGCTGTACTTATTAATGAAGATCTAGGTGATGACATGGATATTATAGATCCAGAGCATTTAGGAACTTGTTTAAAGGTTGTTACCAATCATGAAGACACTATTATGCAAGTTGATTTATCTAGCAACGAAGATGTTAAAGATATTATTAAGTTATTAGAAGATCAAATTAAAGAAACTAAAAACCCTAATATAGTAATTAGGCTAGAGAAACGATTAGCTAAATTAAAAGCTAAAGTTGCTACAGTTAAAGTTGGGGCTAATTCTGAAATGGAATTAAAAGAAAAAAGAGATAGAGTAGAAGATGCTATTTGTGCTACAAAAGCTGCGATCAAAGAAGGTATAGTGCCAGGAGGCGGTATAGCTTTATTAAACGCTGCACAGCAATTAAAACCAATGTCAATAGGCGAAGAAGTGCTTTACTGTGCTATTAAAGAACCTTATAAATTGATACTTAAGAACGCTGGCGTTGAAGATTATAAAACACCAGAAGTAGAAGGCACGGGATTAGACGTGGTTACAGGAAATACGGTTGATATGGTAAAAGCCGGAATTATAGATCCTTTGCTAGTTACTAAAAGTGCATTAATGAACGCAGCCTCAGTAGCCACAACAATATTATCTACTGATTGTGTTATTAATAACATTAGAGCATGAAAGCAGTAGGTAAATTTATAGTTATAAATCCAGTCAAGGAAACTGATGTAACTACAAAAGGTGGACTAATTTTAGCTGAAAAGCAAAGAGAAGATGTTAGATATAGAAGAGCTAAGGTTATAGAACCTGGCTCTGATGTATCTGTATTAAAAAAAGGTGATGAAATTTATTATGATAAATCATCTGGGTTTAATATTGAAATAAACAAAGAAGAGTATAAAGTTATTAAAGAGTTTGACGTAGTTATTATACTATGAGAAAGTTAACTTCTAGTGATTTAAAAGAACTAGGTTTACTTAAACATTACAGAATTATACGAAAGTGGGCTTGTAAAACAAACGAATTAAATGATGCAGAATTAGAATTACTAATATATCTTGATGCTATAGATATGTTTACTAAAGATGATTTTATAAAAGGTACGTACTCATTCAGCTGGGATAATAGGCGCTGGAACAGATTATTGAAACAAGGGTGGATCACAGTGTGGCGTAAAAGAAACCACACCACTCAAAAATATCATATATACAAAGTTTCATATAAGTGCAAACAGCTGATAAGTCGCATGTACCGTATAATGCTAGGTGAAGAAGATATGCCTACTAAAAAATTAGAAAAAAGTAATAGATATAGTTTTAAAGTAATTACTAAGTCTATAGATTATGTTAACAAAGATAAAACAAGATAATGGAATTAATGAATGAAGAAGATCCACAAATGCTTCAACAACAAGCTGACAAAGCTGCTATTAAAGCAAATAGAGGTGGAACGCCAGATAGAACACTCACTCCTAGTTCAACTATACAAGACTTAGGCATGCAATCAGTTGCTCAAATGAAAGATTTCAGTAAGTTTAATAGTGTGGCTATGAATTTAGGCTTTATAAAAGCTAAAACATTAGAAAAAGATCCTAATGCTACAACCATGGTAGTAGATGGTAAAACAATGCCAATTAAAAAAATAAAATATTAAGATATGCCAAGTTACGGAGAAAAACAAAAGCCAGCAGGTGTTAAACTAGAGTGTGGGTGCGGTCATTTAGGTACTAGAATAATGAGAAGCAATAACACAACTATTATACCTACGTTAAGACAAATAGATAATATACCTTATAAAGGAAACGCAGTACTCAACGCAAATAAATAATGGATATGGAAGATGTGAAGCTGTATTTATTAAATGCATCTTCATTTGCTTTAGCTACGTTAAACTGGGTGGAGCCAATGTTAGAGATTTTATTGTTAACTTTAACCATAGGGTACACTGTACATAAATGGTTATTATTACATAAGAAGAAATGAGTTTTAAAAAAGAATTTTTCAAAAAAAGCCCAGTAAGACATAATATGCCTGAGTATGGTTTTAAAAATAGTAATTCTAAATTGTCTTTAGGATCTTCTGGAACATCTGAATTTGGGAAAGTTGTTGATGAAAATGGTGATGAAATACCAGCTAATTCTAAAATAGCTAGAGAACATTATAAAGAGTTAATGAATAAGCTTTATGGAAATAGTTTTGTATCTAGTTCTGGTGGTAAACCTAGTGATATAGAATTACTAATTGATAGAGGCGATAGTAACGCCGAAATAGTACTTCCAGTTGCTAAATCTTCACAACAAACAGAAAGAGAAAAAGAATTAGAAGTATTAAAAAGTTCACTATGAGAAGTATAAATGAAATTATAATACATTGCTCTGCGACTAGAGAAGAACAGCAAGTTTCAGTGGATACTATTAGAGACTGGCACTTAGCCAAAGGTTGGAACGATATAGGTTATCATTTTTATATTGATTTAAACGGAACAATAAACAAAGGTCGTGATATTGATAAAATAGGAGCTCATTGCAAAGGTCACAATCGTAACTCAATAGGAATTTGCTATTGTGGTGGTGTTGAGGCTGACGGCAAAACACCTAAGGATACAAGAACACAAGAACAGAAAGATAGTCTCTTACATGTGCTTAAAACACTTAAGGCAATGTACCCAGAGGCAGTTATTTATTCACACAGCGAGTTTGCTAACAAAGCATGCCCGTCATTTGATGCAACAGGAGAGTATGAAGATATCTGAAAACACAGAATTTAAAATTGATATAAAAACAGTAATAGGTATAATAATGTTGACAACAACTCTAGTTGGTATGTACTATACGTTACAAGACGATATTGATCTAGCAAAGAGAATGCCACCTACAGAAGTTAAGAGATTAGAGTATGATTTAAAAGAAAAATGGAATCATGCTAATATAGAAGATCTAAAAGAAAGAGTTGATATGATGGAGCAGATGAATGACATACTATCTGAAGAAATTAAAGTGCTTTCTACATTAGTTAAAGATGGTACAAAGACTGATGGTAAATTAGATGAATTAGCTAAACAAGTTTTAGCATTGAAATCAAAAAAGCGTAGATAATGGAAGATAAAGAATTTAAACCACACATGATGTATAAGAATTGTAAAGAAGTTAAAGCTGAAACAATGAAAGATCATTTGAAATTAAAGAAAAAAGGCTACAATCATAAGAAATCAGAAAAGTGTAAAAAGTAATGGACAGTAAAAAACTAAAAAAAATAGCTGGTGAATTAAGAAAAGCTTCTGCTATGCATAAAGCTCAAGCTGCTAAAATAGATAAAATTATAAAATCTGTTAAAACAAATAAATAATGAAACACAAAAATCCATCTCCAGCATTAAGAAAACTATCAGCATCTTGTAAAGCTGCAGCTAAAAGAAAGTTTGATGTATATCCATCAGCTTACGCTAATATGTGGGCTTCTAAACAACAAGGTAAAGGTAAGTGTTAAATGAAATCACCATTTACAAAAGTTAGAAAAACAAAGGCTAAAGGCGGAGGTACTAAAAAAGTTTGTCTACCTTATGCTAAAATAAAAAGCATGAGCAAATCTGAAAGACTAGCTGTTATAAGTGCTAAAAGAAAAGCTGGTGCTGCTGGTAAATACAAAAGATCCAGCAAAAGCAATGTTACTGGGACTAGTAGTGGTGGTAGTTTAAAAACTTGGGTTAAGCAAGACTGGAGACAAGTAGCTAATCCTAGTTTAAAATGTGGTGAGTCACCAAAAAAGAAAAAGTAATGGCTATAAGAAAAACTACAAAAGGAAAAGGTCGTAATTTCAGAAGTACAGATGAAGGTGCTGGTATGACTTCTAAAGGTGTTAAAGCCTATAGAAAAGCTAATCCTGGTAGTAAACTTAAAACAGCTGTAACTAAGTGTGATGTAAAAGTAGGTACAAAGGCTTACAAAAGACAAAAAGCATTTTGTAGTAGATCAAAAAGTTGGGATGGTGAAAGAGGTAGAGCTGCAAGAAAAAGATGGTGTTGTTCAAGATTTAATTAAATATTATGGAATCAAAAGGATTAGGAGATACGATAGCTAAGTTTACTAAAGCTACAGGAATAAAAAGATTAGCAGATTCTATACCTGGCGGATGCGGGTGTAAGAATAGACAAAATATATTAAACGATTACTTTCCATATAAAAACAAATAAAATGGGTTATAAAAACGACGCGCAAAGAAAAGCTGTTCATGCATCAAGAGCTGAAAATAAATCTGCTGCAACAAAAAAAGATTTTCCAGAAATAAAAGAAAAGAACAAAGGTAAGTTCACAGATTGGGCTAAAAAAAATGAATTTAGAGATGCTTGTTCTGCTGCTACCTCAGTACTAAATAACAAAGATTCTAAAGGAAAGAAAAAAAATTATGGAGCTAGTGTTAAAAAGATGGCTAGATATGCTAATAATTTTGGTTGTAAAAGAAAATAATGGCGTTTAAATTAAAAGCACCTTATAAAACTAGTATAACTCCGGTTTACCACGTAGATGAAGAAGATGGTGTTCTAGGTAGAGCTAATAATAATGGAACTATTGTAATTAATAACAAAATAAAAGATCCTAAACAAATAGAAGAAGTTATTAGCCACGAGGAAGCTCATATATATCAGTTTGATAAATTTAGAAAATCTAATGGTAAAAAAGGATTAGATTATAGTGATAAGCATGTTACTTGGAACGGTGAAAAATACCCAAGAAAAAACGGTAAAATTAAATATAACGGCAAGTGGATTATGGAAGGAAGCAAAAGCTTTCCATGGGAACAAGAAGCCTATAAAAAAGAGAAAAAATGATGAAAAAACCAATGATGAAAAAAGGTATGGCTTACAAGAAAAGTATGGCATATAAAATGAAAACTAATCAAGATGGGGGAAGTTACACTGCTAAAAATCCAGGTGCTGCTGCTGGTCAATTAAAAAAAGATCAATCTGTAGCTACTAAGTATGGATCTCCAGCACACAAAAGTGATAAAAGAATTGCTCAAGACTACGCTAGAAATGCAGAAGCTGATGGTAATACTGCAGCTGGTAGATACGAAGCTAAAAAAGCCGTTGAGACTGCTGCTATGAAAAAAGGTGCGCCAATGCATAAATACGGAGCTATGAAAGGTGATCAATCAGCTACTAAATCTGATTACAAAAACTATAAAGGAACTGATAAAGGTTATCATGGTAAAACAGGATCTTCTCACGGGGATCAATCCGCTACAAGACCTGACTATAGAGAAAGAATGACTAGAAATAGCAGATAATGGCTAAAAAGTTTAATGAAACTAAAATAGGGGCTTTTTTAAAGACAAAAGCTCCTACTTTACTTAAAAAAATAGGGGACTTATTACCTGACAAAGGTAGTCTAGCTATTGTAAAAAATCTTATATCAAGTGATACTAAGATTAAGGCCGTTGACAAAGAAATGGCAATGAAGTTAATAAAACAAGATCTCACGGAGATGGAAAACGTTTCTAAACGTTGGTCTAGCGATATGAAAAGTGATTCATGGCTTTCTAAGAATACTCGTCCACTTACTCTCATATACTTAACTCTAGCTTCAACAACATTAATGATATTAGATTCTTTCCACAGTATACTATTTAGTATAGATACTGCTTGGGTAGAACTTTTAAAAACACTATTAATAACAGTTTACGTAGCATACTTCGGTAGTCGAGGAGCTGAAAAAATTACAAAAATAAATAAATAAAAATGGCATTAACACAATTTAACGAATGGGAACCTACATTAGGCCCAGTAAACGGACTGATGCAACAAGAGCCTAGGATTTTTGCACATGATGCAAAGTTAATAGTTATTGGTGCTATAAATAACTCAGACGCTAATCACGGTATTAAAATGAGTGCCGCAGGCACTGGTTACGTGGTTGGAGAATTCATAACATTAACAACTGGAACAAATACAGGTGCTGATACTAGTGATAGAGCTGTAGTTAAAGTTTTAGCTATAGGAGCTGGAGGAGTTATAACAGATTACGAAGTATCAACAGTAGGTGCTAAATACTTGGTAGGCGATACCGCTAATCAAGTTGGCTCAAGCAGCAGGGCAGGAACTGGTTTTCAATCTACAGTTACAAATATAGATATACCCAACACTCAACAGCGTGGGTGTTGTATATACGTAGGAGATGTAGCTACAGCAGGTTCTAAATTAAGTCTTATACTAGAAAGTGCTACGCATAATGGAACTGCTGGCACTGGATATACAGCTTTAACTGAAGTTGAGTTTGAAGGAGCTTTAGCTGGAGGTATTTATCCATTTTTAATAAAACAACTAGTTTACGTAGCTCAAGGAGCAGAAAAAGTAATAGCTTTATATTAAGGTATGTTTATAGGTATAATAAATTGGATTCCAGAAAGAGTTGTTCCACCAGGGAACGCGCCAATACCAGGTCCTGGAGTTAACGATATAATAACAGAAACAGGAATAAATATGGTAGATCAATTAGGTATTCAATTAATAATAGAATAAAATGGCAGTAAAATTTTCACAATTTGCAACAGCAACAACCACCTCCACCGATACTAGATTAGTTGGTTTTGATGGAACAGGTGCTGGTATAGCAAACAAACAACTTAGTCTTAGTTTAACAGGGATATATTCCACAGACGGAGTCCTATTGGAAAACAGAACAGTTACAATGAGCAATAAAGTTCTAAAATTGGTTGGTGGTCCATTAAATTTAATACCAGCACAGAGCGGAACAGCTTTTGAAATTAAAAATAATCCTTCAACTGGATCTCCAGTTTCCATGCTTAAAGTGGACGAGTCTGGTTTATTTTATATTGGTAAAGAAGCTGTAGCTACTTCAGCAGGTGACGTTGTGATTGGTGAATTAGCTTCTGTTACTGAAAGCACAATATTAAATCCAAGTATTGCAATAGGTAAAAATGTTGAAGTAGAAGCCACAGATGCTGTAGCTATTGGCAATGGATCTAAAGTATTAGGAGCAGGTGCTATTTCTATTGGGTATTCCTCACAATCAAGTCTAGCCAGCTCTATAACACTAAATGCTTCTGGAGAAAGTGCTACAAACGCGATTACTAAATCTTTCAAAGTATTTATGACAAATGGAACTACACCTGATTTTGATGTAGTTGCAAGTGGAGAATCTACTTTAAATACAAGTTTAAAAATAACAGGCCAAGGTTATACAGAATTACATACTGCTTCGTTACCATCTGGTGGTACATTTACACCAGACTGGGACGATAGCAATGTACAAACAATAGTATTACAAGGAGATGTTGAAATAGTTAATCCTACATCAATAAAACCAGGTGCTACATATATATTAATATTAAAACAAGACACTGAAGGCGATCACGTGGTTGAATTCTCTGGAAATAAATACAAATTTCCAGGAGGTACTGCTCCAACATTTACACTAACAGGCGGTAAAGCAGATGTTGTAACTTTAGTAGCTTATTCTGCAAACATTTTAATGTGCACTTCCGTACTTGACTTTGCAACTTCATAAATTAAAACATAAAATATATGTTTCCATTTCCTTTTAGTTTTTTATCACCATCTGAGACTCCCTTAGCTCAAATAGACAACCTTAATTCTATGTCTTTTGATGGAACAGATGAATATATAGTTGGTTCAGATTTAGGTTTAGGAGTAGTAAATAAATTTAGTATTACTGGTTGGTGGAAATATCCAGTTCCACCTAACCCTAGTACTCCAGCTCAACAAGGTATTTTTAATTTAGCAACCGCAGGATTTATGGATGGTACAATTGTTATTAATTATCCAGTTATAGGTTTAAATATTCTTACATATAATGGAGGAAATTTATTTATAGATTGCTTTATAGATTCTAATAAATTAAGGAGATTTTTATTATCTGAGTCAGTAGAGAATATTCGATCTTGGAGAACATATACAATAGTATATGACGGAACTAAAGGAACTGGAACTGGAGCAAATGACGATAGATTTGTGGTTTATGTTAATGGCGTGAGAGTAACAAACAATCCAAATTTTTCAGGAACTATTCCAACAACTATTAATTTAACAAATGCAATGCCTCATATTGGTGTTTGTAAGAAGTTATCTCAAGCTGATTATAATAATGGACTTTTAGACGAAGTAGCTTATTTTAACACAGCTTTAACTGAAGCAGAAGTGTTAAGTATTTACAATGCAACAGCAGTTGTAGGTGGAGTAAACAAAACAGCAGATTTAAGTCAATTAACAACACCACCAGTAGCGTGGTATAGAATGTAAACTATGGCAACAGAATATTTTAATGACGCTTGGAGAATACCAAACAATAAAAATCAAAGTTTAGTTTCTAACTATTCTATGGATTTTGACGGAACTAGTAATTATGTAGATATATCAGACCCAACTGAGTTAACAGATAATTTTACTATTGCAGCTTGGATATACCCAACAAGAGTTGATGATAGTTATGAAATGATATATACTCAAGGTGATGGAACAGTTCCAGATTATTTTGCTATAAGAGATTCAAGATTACACGTTTACATTACAGGAATTTATGAAACAAATTTAGGTTTTATAAATGCTGATGAATGGCAGCACGTTGCAGTAACAAGAACAAGCGGAGTTTTAAACTTATATAAAAATGGTGTTGAATATAATGGAAGTAGACCAACACAAAATGGAACTGTAAATAATAATAGTGATGGAGTTATAGGTAAATGGTATAATAGTTCACATTATTTTAAAGGTAAGATAGACCAAGTATGTATTTTTGATTATGCCTTACCAGCAACAGGAACAAACTCTATAGCAACTCTTTATGGTGGTGGAACAGCTGTAACAAATCCAATGTCGTTAAGTCCAAAGCCAGTATCTTACTATCAATTAGGCGACCAAACAGCTTCAAATGATACAACAGAACCTACACCACCAGTTCAATCTTATTTAGTTCCAAATAATAGTTTACAAGATTATGTTTTTGATTTTGATGGAACTGATGATTATATAGATTTAGGAACCCCAAGTATTTTAGGAAATTCAAATATTATTACCTTGTCAGCTTGGTTCAATCCAAGTATTATTGTTAATACTTATGGGCCATTTATAGGAATTAGAGAAGCTGGGAATACATTTCCTTATCAACTTGGCGTTTCAGATACAACAAAAGTAAGATTTATTATAAGCGAAAGTGTTGGAACTTTTAAATTTATTTTAGGAAATGATGTTTTATCAATTAATAATTGGTATCACGCCGTTGCAGTTGCTAATGGAACTGATTTAAGATTATATATTAATGGAGTTTTACAGAATGACATTAAAACTTATAATGGAACATTAGTCACACCTACTAGCAATATTTTAATGGGTAAGCAGAGAGCTGTTTCTACTGCAATTTTTAATGGTGAAATGTCAAATTTAGCTCTTTGGAATACAGCTTTAACAGGTCCTCAAGTAACTACTCTTTATAACAATGGCGCACCAAATGACATATCTTCACTAAGTCCTACAGCTTGGTATAAACTAAACGCTGCTGACACTTTTGATGGTACTAACTGGACAATAACAGATTATGCTGGTAGCAACGATGGAACAAGTTCTGGTATGACTTCAGCTAACTTAATTCAAAGCAACTTACAGTACACTTCTGGATATAGTCCTTACGCATTAAGTTTAGATTCAAATGATGCTAATTATTTCACTTTAAACAATGGCTCAGGAAATGGACTTTTAAATGCAGCAACTTCGTTTACTATAAGTGCTTGGATAAATCCAAATCAACCACAACCAACGTCTTTTGGAAACATATTTACTCACTTTATTGGTGGTGTTATGTTAAGATTTAATAGTAGTGGAACTATTCAGCTTTATGTTACAAAAGAAGATGGTTCTTTCCCTAGTACTACAGCTACTAGTGCTTTAACTTTCTCTAATAATTGGCAGCACGTAGTCGCTACTTATGATGGTTCTTTTCTTAGAATATATGTAAATAATGTTCTTGTCAACACTCCTTTTGCTTTTTCCGATACACTTAAAAATGATACTAGTTCAGCTCCTGATATTATAGGAAATAGAATTAATACAACACAGTATTTTGATGGTGAAATATCAAACGTAGCTGTATGGAAAAATAGTGTAATAGATGTAAACACTCTTTACAATCAAGGTGTTCCAGCTGATTTAACTTCTTTAAATCCGTCTGGATGGTGGCAAATGGGAAGTAATAGTTCTTTTGATGCAAACACGAGTAAATGGACTTGTTTAAATGAGGGTACAGCGAGAACTTCTACAGTACCCTCAAACGCTACAACTTTTGCTGGTAATATGACAAATGATGACATTGTTAATGGTGTTGGATATTCTGGAAATGGTTTAGGAACTTCATCTATAGAAATTGTTGGAGATGCTCCTTACTCTACAGCAAATGGAATTAGTGAAAATATGGATGTATTAGATAGAACAACAGATGTACCAGGTTAAAATATTAAAATAAAAAAAATGAATAATAAAAGTTATATAGTAATCGAATTAAGTGATACAAACTTAGTTTTATTCTCTCAAGTAGATCAGCAAAGTGCACAGTCAATGAGAAGAAATTTAGCAAATACTCAAGGGTTGTTAAGCTATAGAGTAACTCCAAGTTTTGTTACAGATGGTAGTTTACCTATCGTTGGCGATGTAATGAATCAAGATGAAGCCTTAGCTTTAATGGCAACTGCCGCTTGGTCAGAACCAGATCCTGTATAGTAAAAAATTACTTATACAAGTAAATATATAAGTAACAGATAAATAAACAATTAAATTAAATCAAATGAAAATCAAAGAAGACGAATTATTATTAATTCAAGAGCAACAAAAGAACTTAAGTGAGTTAATAAACAACATAGGTGTTTTAGAAAGCCAAAAACACGGGTTACTACACGAGATTGCTGGGGTTAATAAAGAAATAGAAGATTACAAAGAAGTTCTTGAAGCAGAGTACGGTGCTATTAATATTAGTGTAGATACTGGTGAATATACTAAAATAGAAACCGATGTCGAAGGTAATAAGGAAGATTAGTATAGGAGCTGATTACAAAAACGAAGCTATGCATTATGCTACAGGGCAAGAAGTCTATGGTAAGCATATTATTAGTGATATTCTTTTTGAGGATAAAGATCAATCGTATAATATATATATAACTAAAAACGATGAAGTCTTACCTTGGAAAAAGTTTAATTCTAATATGGCAGTTTCTGTAGAGTACGATCTTAAATATTAATGAATAGCTTATACAGCTTTATCGTAAAACCTTTAAACGAAAGATACGATAATGTAAAAAAAATAGGTGATAAAAAACTTATTGTTAATACAGGTATTGAAGATTATCAATTTATTAGTAAAAAAGCAGTTGTAGTTTCTACTCCAGCTGCTTTTAAAACTAAAGTAAATATAGGAGATGAAGTTTATATTCATCACAATATATTTAGAAGATGGTATGATCAAAAAGGAAGAGAGCGAAATAGTTCAACTTACTTTAAAGATGATCTTTATTTTGTTTCACCTGAGCAGATTTATATGTACAACTTAAAACCACATTTAGATTATTGCTTTATAAAACCAGTTTTAAATACCCATTTTCTAGAGAATAGAAAAGAACAACCTAATGTTGGTATAATAAAATATACTAATAAGACCTTAGAAGCGCTAGGAATCACTCCTGGAACACTTATTACGTTTACCCCAAACTCTGAATTTGAGTTTATTATAGATGGTGAACGACTCTATTGTATGAAATCAAATGATATAGCTTTAACCCATGAATATAAAGGAAACGAAAAAGAAAATAATCCAAGCTGGGCAAAAAGCAGTTGAAGAATTAATTAAAGTAGCAAAAGAAAAGATTGTAGACTCAGACGACGATGTAAGCGCTGACAGATTAAAAAATGCTGCTGCAACAAAAAAATTAGCAATATTCGATGCATTTGAAATATTAACTCGTATACAGATAGAAGAAGATATTTTAAATGAAAAACCTAAAGAAATTAAAGAACAAAAAGTTTTTAAAGGTTTTGCTGAAGGAAGAAGTAAATGATTTACGAGCAAACTCTTTGGAAAGAGGTTAAAGATTTAATTAACCCTAAGATATTAAAGAAACAAAATCGTTTCAAAAAATGGGAGTATGGTTATAACTCTGATTATGATTTTATAGTAATAAGTAAAACTGGACAAATTGGACAAATCATTGAAATACAAGATCTCAGGATTGCTTTACCAGCAACAAATGAACCGTTTAAACGAAGCGAAAGCAAAGTTGAACAAAGATGGGAAAAGCAAGAATATCCAAAAGAATTAAAAAGAATTAAATCTAGGTTTGATTGGGAAGAACATGACACTGAGTTTAAAGAAAAGTGGTATGATTATATTGATAAAGAATTTACAAGAAGAGAACAAGGTTATTGGTTTTATAACAAAGGTAATCTTACATATATTACTGGTACTCATTACATGTACTTACAATGGTCAAAGATCGACGTTGGAGCACCAGATTATAGAGAGGCAAATAGATTATTCTATATATTTTGGGAAGCATGCAAAGCAGATAACAGATGTTACGGGATGTGCTACCTTAAAAACAGAAGGTCTGGATTTTCATTTATGTCCTCAGCAGAGCTTGTTAATCAAGCGACGATATCCAGTGATGCCAGATTCGGTATATTATCTAAATCTGGATCAGATGCTAAAAAAATGTTTACAGATAAGGTCGTGCCAATATCCGTTAACTATCCGTTTTTCTTCAAGCCGATCCAAGACGGTATGGATCGTCCTAAGACAGAACTGGCGTATAGGGTTCCGGCTTCAAAACTTACTAGAAGAAAGCTTGAGAGTAATGAGCAATTAAGAGAATTAGATGGACTTGACACAACTATTGACTGGAAAAATACTGGTGATAACTCTTACGATGGTGAAAAGCTAAAACTATTAGCTCATGATGAAAGTGGTAAATGGGAAAGACCGGATAACATATTAAACAACTGGCGAGTTACAAAAACAACACTAAGGCTAGGATCAAGAATCGTAGGCAAGTGTATGATGGGCTCAACTTCAAATGCGTTAGATAAAGGTGGAAACAACTTCAAAAAATTATACTATAATTCAGACGTTACAAAAAGAAATAGAAACGGACAAACTTCTTCTGGACTCTATTCTATGTTCATCCCTATGGAATGGAACTACGAAGGATTCATGGATTCTTACGGATCACCTGTTTTCATTGGAGAAAAAGATAGCATCAAAGGAGCAGACGGTTACGACATTACAACAGGCGTTATTGAACACTGGGAAAACGAAGTAGATGGCTTAAGAAATGATCCTGATAGTTTAAATGAATATTACAGGCAATTTCCAAGAACAGAGCAACATGCTTTTAGAGATGAAGCTAAAGATAGTTTATTTAATCTAACTAAAATATACCAACAGATAGATTATAACGCTGAGATGAATAATATTTCATCTGTTACTACAGGAAGTTTTCAGTGGGTTGGTGGAGTTAAAGATACTCAAGTGGAATTTTATCCTAACAAAGATGGTAGGTTTCAAATATCTTGGGTTCCTCCTAGAAATTTACAAAACAAAGTGTTTGTTAAAAATGGATTTAAAAGTCCTGGCAACGAACATATAGGTGCATTTGGTTGTGATAGTTATGACATCTCTGGAACTGTAGATGGAAAAGGATCTAATGGAGCATTACATGGATTAACTAAGTTTTCTATGGAAGATGCACCACCTAATCATTTCTTTTTAGAATATATAGCTAGACCTCAGACAGCTGAGATATTCTTTGAAGATGTTTTAATGGCTTGCATATTTTACGGTATGCCTATACTTTGTGAAAACAACAAGCCTAGATTATTGTATTATTTCAAACGTAGAGGTTATAGAGCTTTTTCAATGAATCGTCCTGATAAAATTTGGAATAAACTCTCTACAACTGAAAAAGAAATAGGTGGAATACCTAATTCAAGTGAAGATATTAAACAAGCACATGCTGCCGCTATAGAATCTTATATAGAAAGTTATGTAGGATTAGTAGAAAATGGATATGGTGATATGTACCATCAAAAAACATTAGAGGATTGGGGAAAGTTTGATATAAACAATAGAACTAAATTTGATGCTACTATAAGTTCTGGACTAGCTATAATGGCTTGTAACAAGAATAGATATAGACCAAATCCTGAGAAAAAATACCAACCTATCAAATTAGGTATTAAAAGATATGATAATGATGGGGCAATTTCAAAAATAATAAAATAAATAAATGAATCAGATTTCTTATAATAATAATAGTTCATTCCCAAGCCAGGTGGTACCTGATGCAGAGAAAGCTACTTTAGAATATGGACTTGCTGTTGGAAGAGCTATAGAAGGAGAATGGTTTAGGAATTATAGAGGTGGAGCTGGTGTAGGCGGAAACGCAGTTAATTACAATAATTATCATACATTAAGACTTTACGCTAGAGGAGAACAACCTGTTCAAAAATATAAAGATGAACTAGCCATTAACGGAGATTTATCTTACTTAAACCTAGACTGGAAACCTGTACCAGTTATATCTAAATTTGTAGATATAGTTGTTAACGGAATGTCACAAAGAAATTACGACATAAAAGCATATGCAATAGATCCTTTTTCTACAAAGAAAAGAACTGACTATGCTAAAGAATTAATGCGTGATGTAAAAGAAAGAGAATTGATACAACAGCTTAGGGATACTTTAGGTGTTGAAGTACAAACTAAAGCTAGTAAAGAACTAGGATTAGAAAGTGAAGAAGAATTACAATTACATTTACAATTAGACTACAAGCAATCAATTGAAATAGCTGAAGAAGAAGTTATTAATAATATATTAGATAAAAATAGATACGACCTAACAAGACGTAGGTTTTCTAATGATCTAACTATTTTAGGAATTGGTGCTGTTAAAACAAATTGGAATAGAGCGGAAGGCGTTGTTATTGAGTATGTTGATCCAGCAGCTTTAATATATTCTTATACTGAAGATCCTAATTTTGAAGATATTTATTATGCTGGTGAAGTCAAGTCTATATCACTATCAGATCTTAAAATGCAATTTCCTAATTTAAGCGATGAGGAAATGGAGCAGATTCAAAAATACCCTGGTAATCAAGAGTATTTAAGAAACTGGAGTGGTAGAAGTGATTCTCAAACTGTTCAAGTAGTTTACTTTGAGTATAAAACTTATTCAGATCAAGTATTTAAAATAAAAGAAACAAATACTGGTTTAGAGAAAGCATTAGAGAAGCCTGATACTTTTGATCCACCTAAGAATGATAATTTTGAAAGAGTATCTAGAACTATTGAAACCCTTTATTCAGGGGCTAAAATACTAGGGCATCCAATGATGTTAAACTGGGGTTTATCTGAAAATATGACTAGGCCAAATTCTGATACTAATAAAGTAAAAATGAATTACACTATATGTGCACCTAGGATGTACAAAGGCCGTATAGATTCATTAGTTAATAGAATAACTGGTTTTGCTGATATGATTCAGTTAACTCATCTTAAAATACAACAAGTATTGTCTAGAGTAGTTCCAGATGGTGTATTCTTAGATATGGATGGTTTAGCAGAAGTTGATTTAGGTAATGGAACTAATTATAACCCGGCTGAAGCTTTAAACATGTATTTTCAAACTGGATCTATTGTTGGTAGAAGCTTAACTCAAGATGGTGATCCTAATAGAGGTAAAGTTCCAATACAAGAACTACAGACTGGATCTGGTGGTGCTAAAATACAGTCACTTATACAAACTTATCAGTATTACTTACAGATGATAAGA